AAATACAATTGGTAGTGCTTTTGGCATGAATTCCGGTGATATTTATTCTATGCTACCTTTTGGTATGGGTCAGGGATATGCTAACGCTCAAAATCTTGATTTCCAAAAAGAGCAATTTTCATATCAACAAAATCTACAACAAACTATGTTTGATCGTGAGGATAATGCAGTACAAAGACGTGCTGCTGACATGACCGCGGCAGGCTTTTCGCCTACCTTGGCAGCGGGTAACGCCGCTCAGGCTGGACCAGTTGTATCAACACAAGCTCCTCAACGTGGCCCTTCTCCTGATGTTCTGGGTAATGTTATGAATCTTTTGTCTTCACAACAAAATATTTCTAAAACTGCTCAGGATCAAAAAGTTGCTGAAGCTCAGGAGGATAAAATAAATTCAGAGAAAGCATTAACTGATTTAACTACAGAAGAAAAAGCATATAATCTTGAAAAATATCAAGGATGGCATTTACCAACAAATGCATCTGGTTTTGGGAAAGATGTTGTACAACTACAAGGTATAGTTGATACATTTATGAAAAAGTTAACACAACCTTCTCCTAAAAATGATAATAAACCGCCAGTTAGTGCGGAAACGCTTGATAATATTTTGCATTTTGGTAGACCAAAGGGTCGGAGGACTGAAGATCAAAATTTCACACCCCCAGGAACACCGCCAGCTAAGTAATTAAAAGGAGGTTCAATATGTTTAAGCGAAAAAGATCCCATGTAGGTAGTTATCATGATCGTAAAGGTCGTAAAGGTCGTAAAGGTCATGCACGACATCACGGAAGGCGTGGAAAGACTCACACTATTAAAAAATATGGGGTGAGTCGTGGAGGCATTCGTTTATGATATGCGATGTGAAAAGCCAATTCGTTTGTACAAAAATCTTTCTAAGATAGATTACCCTGATGGTTTATTAGTACCTTGTGGGAAGTGTTTGTCTTGTAGGAAAAAAAAAGCTCATGAGTGGTCTGTTCGTTGTTTGCATGAATTGAGTAGTTATGAAAAAGCAGTTTTTATTACACTGACTTATTCTGAAGAGTTTTTACCTGAATATGGATCTTTGAAAAAATCTCATTTGCAAAAGTTTTTCAAGCGAATTCGTCGTCGAATATCTCCTGAAAGGATTAGGTATTTTGCGTGCGGTGAGTATGGTGATAAGTTTAAGAGACCTCATTATCATGCTATAATATTTGGGATAGGTCTTGATTATGATGATCAGGATTTAATATCTGATTGTTGGCATCTTGGTAGAGTACATTTTGGTCAAGCTGAGCCTGCATCGATTAGGTATATTGCTCAATATATTGATAAAAAGTATGATGGTGATTTAGCTGTTATTATTTATGATATGAATCATCTTGAACGTGTATTTAAAATATCTAGTCTTGGCCTTGGTAGAGATTATTGTGATAAGAATAATGTTCAGATTATGCAACAGCTTATGGTTACAGTTAAGGGGATTAAAACATCAATTCCCCGTTATTATGTTGAGAGACTTAATCTCGATAGAGATTTATTAAGTGCGAAAGCACAGGAAAGTGAAAAAACGTTAGTCGAAGAGATCATTGGCATTGCAGATTTAACGCGAGATCAAGCGTACAGATCCCTAAAAGTGTCTGATGTTGTCAAACTAGAGGACACGATAAAGGATAGAACGCAGAATCGAGCAAATCATTTGCAGGCCAAAGTTGATCAGACTAAAAAACGTTTATGACTTGACATGTGAAACACAATATGTAATCATATTGTGTCAGCAAGCGAAGCGCGGTAGTCTTTAGGATTTTATAATTAAATTTATGTGAGGTATTGTTATGATTTTACGATTGTATACGATTATGGATCGTGTTGCGGAGGATTCGGCTCCCCCGTTTACTGCCATCAATGATGGTGTTGCTAGGCGTCAGTTTAATAATCTTTTAAATAACAGTCTTTCATCTGATGAGTATTCTTTGTATTATTTGGGGTTCTATGATACTTCTTTGATGAAAGCTGATATACTTATTACGCCTCAACTTGTTGATATGAATCAGTCTATTCATGAGGTGGTTATATGAATCAGGCTATGCATAATGCGGGAAAAAAAGTTTTTTCCCGTGTTTCTGGTCTTCGTCCCGGTAAGTCGGTGTTTGATTTGTCCTATGAAAAAAAATTGACCTGTGATTTGGGTCAGTTGATACCTGTTTTCTGTGAAGAAATGGTTCCGGGTGATCATTTTAAAGTTGGTAATCAGGCAATTGTTCGTTTTATGCCTCTGGTTGCTCCTATTATGCACGAGATCAATTTATACGTGCATTATTTTTTTGTGCCTTATCGTCTTATGTGGTCTGACTGGCAGAATTTTATTACAGGGGGATTAGATGGACAATTTAGTGGTGTCATCCCTACTTGGAATCCTAGCGACACTGCTGTTGGCAGTCTCTGGGATTATCTTGGTTTCCCTACTGGTATTAGCCCTACGGGCAGTTTTCCGATCGATTTTCCTCGTATCGCTTATAATTTTATTTATAATGAGTTTTATCGTGATGAGACTCTTATAGCAGCGAAAGCGTTGACGAATGAAACGATTTTGAATCGTTGTTGGGAAAAGGATTATTTTACTGCTTCTCTCCCTTGGCAGCAGCGTGGTATTGCTCCGGCATTGCCTATTTCTGGCATTACCCATGCCATTTGGCCGAGTGCGGATTTTCAAGTGTCTGCTGGTGCTTCTGGTGTTGGTGTTAATTCTGCGGTAGATCCGCATATTTATGCCTCTTCAGGTCAGGGAGCGACAAATTTATATAATATGTTTTTGCATAATACTGTCGATTTGTCGTCTGCTACAACGTTTAATGTTTCTGACCTTCGTCTTGCATTTCAGCTTCAGAAGTTTCTTGAGCGTAATGCTCGTGCTGGAGCTCGTTATACTGAATTTCTTCAAGCTCATTTTGGTGTATCTCCCAGAGATGATCGTCTCCAGCGTCCAGAGTATGTTGGCGGATCTAAGTCACCGATTATTGTTTCTGAGGTTCTTCAAACGTCTTCAACTGATGCTACTACTCCACAGGGGAACATGGCTGGTCATGGTATTTCGGTAAGTCAGGCTTATTGTGGAAGTTATCGTGCCGAAGAGTTTGGTCTTATTATGGGTATCATGTCTATAATGCCTAGGACAAATTATCAGCAAGGTATCAATCGTCAGTGGTTACGTAAGACGAAATATGATTTTTATTTTCCTGAATTTGCAAATTTGTCTGAGCAAGCAATTCTTAATGCAGAGATACTTGCTAAGGCTGATGCTACGTTTAATAATACGATCTTTGGTTATCAGGGTCGATATGATGAGATGCGTACTAAGACCAATATGGTCTGTGGTCAGATGCGTGATACATTTAATTATTGGCATCTTGGACGTATTTTTGATCCTGCATCTCCACCAACGTTAAACGAAAGTTTTGTTACGTGTGTCCCGTCAAAGCGAATTTTCGCGGCTACTACTGCCCCAGGTCTTATGGTTCAGTTTGGTAATTTGGTTAAAGCATTTCGACCAATGCCTATTTCATCTGAACCAGGGCTTATTGATCATCACTAGGAGGTGATTCATGAATTATGCACAGCATTTTAAACCTGTAATTGATAAAATGGAAGTCAATTCAGGTGAGGTTATTACTGAACAGGCTGGATATATTCCACCTAAAGTTCAGATCGAAAATATGATTCTTGCAGGTCAGAGACTTGCTGAATCTCGTGGCCAATATGATTGGCCAGACGGAGAGGAGATTGATGAGAATGCTTCCGATCCCACTAGATCTCCAAATTATGATATTGCTGATGCTTTTCAGGATGGAGAAGCTCTCAAAGGTCGTTTAAAAGCCTCTCAGACTGCTCAGGATCAACGTACAGCCGACGAAGCGGCTAGAAAGGCCCAGAATGATGCAATTATTGCAACATTGCCCCCAGAGGCTACAAACAATAAATGAGGCCACAAGGCTCATTGCGCTATAGTCATACCTTGATCTACTATAGCGCAGTGACACCTTTTGGTGCCACTAACCTCTCCTTTTAAGGAGTCGGAGGATTAAAAATGGGTATGTTTGATGGTGCATTAAATACAATTGGTAGTGCTTTTGGCATGAATTCCGGTGATATTTATTCTATGCTA